GTCACAGATAGCAATAGAGTTTGTTTTCGGTGTCAGCAGCGATAAAGGTATGAAAGATAAATTTCTGGCAGACCGCTGCTCACACTGTCAGGCCCCACATACTGGGCTTGGGCGGCTGTGCTACGACTGCCAGCGCCGAGTATACCTCGGCAACGACCGACGCCGGCGCGCACGCCATCGCCACGAAGACGACGAGATCCAACCGTGGCAGGAGAATGCTATTCGCCTATTAGAAGATCGCGTATGAATATCGAGCTTCGCAAGCTGTCCGACATCACACCCTACGAGCAAAACCCCCGGTTCAATGACGATACTGTGGCCTCGGTAGCTCGGTCGATCCGGGAGTTCGGTTTCCGCCAGCCCATAGTATTAGATAGCAATGGCATAATCGTCTGTGGGCACACGCGCTATAAGGCCGCGCTCAAGCTCGGCCTGGAGAAAGTGCCGGTGCATGTCGCCAAGGACCTGACGCCGGAGCAAATCAAGGCGTATCGCATTGCGGACAATCAGACCGCATCGCTCTCGGACTGGAATTATGATCTCTTGCCAATCGAGCTAGCGGATTTACAAGCGGCCAACTTCGATCTTGGCCTGATCGGTTTCGATGAAGATGAATTGATCAAACTGCTCAACCCGGAATCACCTAACTTTGCATCGGCCAGCGAAAGTGATCAGGCGCGCCTTGATCAGAAAAAGCCGATCCGTTGCCCTCATTGTGGTCAAGAGTTTGTCGTGCCATGAGCCCTGTTAACTTGCGATTGGATTGGTGCAGCACACAGGCGGCACGGTTTGCGTGCCTCCGCTGGCACTATTCCCGTGCCATGCCGGCCGGTAAGCTAGTCAAGGTGGGCGTGTGGGAAGACGGCCGGTTCATCGGCTGTGTACTTTTTGGCACGGGTGCGAATCGTCACATCAGCTCACCGTTCGGGTTGAAGCAGACCGAGGTTTGCGAGCTTGTCCGCGTAGCCCTGGACCATCACCAGTCACCGGTAAGCCGAATTATCAAGGTGGCGATTAAAATGCTGCGACGGCAATCGCCCGGCTTGCGTTTAATCGTGTCATACGCGGACCCTGCCCAAGGGCACTACGGCGGCATCTATGCAGCCGGCGGCTGGCTTTACCTCGGCTCGGCTAAGCACCATTGCTGCTATGTATTGCATGGTAAGCGAGTGCACCCCAGGTCCGTAGCATCGCGCTATAGGCGCCAAGATCTTGCCTGGCTGCAAGCTAAGGTCGATCCCAAGGCACAGTGCCTCATCACGCCAGCGAAGCACAAGTATGTTTTTCCCTTGGAGGAGTCCTTGCGGGCTAAGTTGCTGCCTTTGACGAAACCTTATCCCAAGCGCGCCGGAAGTGCTGATGGCGGCATGCCCGACTACCAGTCGGGAGGGGGCGGTTCGATCCCGACCCCGGCGCTTTCAATTCCACCGATGAGGCAAGAATGGAATCAATTAAGCTGAATCCGCTGGCATTATCGTTGCAAGATGCAGCCCAGTTGCTTGCAAGAGCTGGCGGCGTGAGGGTGACTGAGGAGATGATCCAGGCCGATATCGCCGACGGCGCACCGGTGAACGCGGACGGGACGATCAACCTGGTTCATTATTGCGCATGGCTTTTGAAGGAAATGGCGCGTGGCGAGTGACCTGCGGCGAATGCGACAGAGCGAACTCTGCCGCCTGTTAAACTCGACGCCATTGGGCGAGGTGACCAGCGAGCGGCAGATATACCGATTGCGCTTACGGTTCGGACGTCATATAGGTGACGGTCAGTACGTCGATCTGCTGAGGTTGACAGCGAAACTTACTGAAAGCCGCCACGCGCAAAAGCCTGAGCCGAAGGGCGATCCCTATGAGAAGCTGAAAGAACGGGCTCGTGCACGAAACAAAGCTATAGCGCTCGCTGGTCGGGATATCGGGGAACTGCCTGGCATCGCGAATCCGGAGCGCAAGGAGCGAGCCTCCGTCGACTTTCGCTTTTTCTGTGAATCCTACTTCCCGCTCACATTCCACTTGCCCTGGTCGCCAGATCATCTAAAGGTAATCGAAAAGATCGAACAGGCCGTGTTGCGCGGTGGCTTGTTTGCGATGGCCATGCCGCGCGGCAGTGGCAAGAGCACGATCAGCGAGTGTGCTTGCATCTGGTCAGTGCTCTACGGGCATCGCGAGTTCGTGGTACTGATCGGCGCGAGTGAAGTGCACGCGGAGGAGATGCTTGACTCGATCAAGATGGAACTCGACGGTAATGACCTATTGCTCGAAGACTTCCCGGAGGTCATATATCCAATCCAGCGACTGGATGGCATTGCCAATCGCTGCAGCGGACAACTATACAAAGGAGAGCGCACGCATATCGCGTGGACATCGAAAGAAATCGTGCTGCCGACAATCGCAGGCTCGAAGGCGTCTGGCGCGATCATCAAGGTTGCCGGTATCACTGGCCGTATCCGCGGCATGAAATATAAGCGAGCCGACGGCATGACGGTTCGGCCGTCACTGGTTGTCCTCGATGATCCGCAAACAGACGAATCGGCTCGGTCGCTGTCGCAGTGTGCTACGCGCGAGAGCATCTTGGCCGGTGCGGTGCTGGGCCTCGCAGGTCCCGGCAAGAAGATCAGCGGCATTATGCCTTGCACAGTCATTCGGCCTGGCGATATGGCCGACAATATCCTCGACCGCGACAGGCATCCTGAATGGAATGGCGAGCGCACAAAGATGGTCTACTCATTCCCGACCAATGAGAGACTCTGGCAGCGCTACGCCGAGATTCGTGCTGACAGTCTGCGCCGAGAGCATCTCGGTGAGGAGGCGACAGAGTTCTATCGAGCCAATCGGGAGGCGATGGATGAAGGTGCTGCGGTTGCCTGGCCGGAGCGATTCAACCACGACGAGTTGTCAGCCATTCAGCACGCGATGAATTTGAAGCTGCAAGACGAGGCCGCGTTCTTCGCGGAGTATCAGAACGAACCGATTGTTGTGCGTGCGGAAAGCGAAGGACTACTCACCGCTGACGAGATAGCTTCCAAAACAAACGGACTGAAGCGCGGTTGTGTGCCGTTGAGCGCGACCATGCTGACTGGGTTTATAGACGTGCAGCAGAAGGCTCTTTTCTGGATGGTCTGCGCATTCGCAGAGGACTTCACTGGCGCAATAGTGGACTATGGTACGTATCCAGAACAGCATAGGCACTACTTCACGCTTGCAAGTCTTACAGAAACAATTCAGTCAAAGCACGCATCTGGTGGGATCGAGGCGGCCATCACGGCGGCATTGGCCACGCTGGAAACGCAACTCATGTCGCGCGAATGGGAACGAGAAGATGGGACCGTGATGCACATAGATAGGCTGCTGATAGATTCAGGCTGGGGCGAGCATACGGAGTTGGTCTATGAGCATTGTCGCCGTAGCCAGTATTCAGCGAATGTGCGCCCCTCGAAGGGACGCAGCGTAACCAGTAGCTCCAAGCCGATAGACGAGTGGGAGCGGCAAGCCGGCATGAAGGTTGGCCCCGGCTGGGCAGAGCGTGCGATACCAAATATGCAACGCGCGCGGCTTATCCATTACGATACAAACAAATGGAAGTCATTCGCGCAGGCGCGGCTAAGCACGCCAGTTGGAGACCGCACGTCACTGACTCTTTTCGGAAGGGACCCGCATCAGCACATATTACTCGCGGATCACCTAACGTCGGAAATAAGGGACCGCAAAACGAGTGAGCGCACAGGCCGTACCGTTGAAGAGTGGCGACTACCGGCTCATAGACCAGACAACCATTGGCTCGACTGCCTCGTTGGTTGCTGCGTGGCTGCGAGCTATCAAGGAGCGAGCACAATAACGAAGACGCAGGCAGCGAAAGCGAAAGAGCGTAAGACGCTCGCTGAGATCGCGAGCGGCATTCCGTCACGTGCGTAGGAGAGTCACGGATGTCTGAGCAGCCGAGCGGCCAAAGGCCAAGCCTATCGCAAATAGCCATGCAATCGGGGTCTGACCCCTGGGTGTGTCCGCGCTGCGGCTGTCGCATGTGGCGGGTTGCGAATACTTACGGTTGCAAGACGGATAGAAGTATCCATCGCCGCCGCATCTGCCGACATTGCCACCACGTGAGAATATCTATTGAGACAATGAGGCCAGAGTAGTGCGCTGCCATCATATCAGTGCCATAAGTAGCACAATGCTATTGCTCATCTTGTGTGACATGATGCTGCACATTAGAAACGGCATCATGGACGATGATTTGAAAGAAAAGATCGTAAATGCTGTTGATACACCGCAGTTCGTGGGCGTAGATGGACAGCAAGTCGCGCAGCGGCCAATCAAAGACATCATAGCTGCCGACCAATATCTTGCCGCAAAGGCCGCCCAGACCAATAAGCGGCCTGGATTCGGTATGTCGTTTCAGAAAATTATTCCACCTGGCGGAGGCTGACAGCGTATGAAGTCAGTCCTGTACGACCAGAATGGTCATCCACTGCGGAACGGCGCGAATCCTCGCAAGGAACTGATCGAGGCTCTAGCCGCTCGCGCGCCTATGCGCACGCAGCACATTAGCGCGAGCTATGATGCGGCTCGTGATTCTGATGAGTTTCGCAATTACTGGGCGAACGCCGATTCGCTGGATGCCGACTCAGCGAATAGCCGAGCGGTCCGCACGAAGCTAGTTCCGCGCTCTCGATATGAGGTCGCGAATAACGGCTATGCGGACGGCATAGTTCAGACGTATGCCACGGACCTGGTTGGTATTGGCCCGTCACTCCGCATGAAATCCACAGACATTGCACTGAATCAACAAGCCGAGGTGCAGTGGAGGCGCTGGGCGAAAGTCGTGCAGCTTCGTCGCAAGCTGTGGTGCATGGCACATGCGAAAGTTCAAGACGGCGAGGCGTTCGCGATTATCCGCTCGAATCCGCGAATAAACCATAGAGTAAAGCTCGACCTAGTGCTGATCGAAACAGAACAGTGCCATACACCATGTTTGCCGACTAATGTTGATGGCTATATTGATGGAATCAAGTTCGACGAGTTCGGCAATGCGGAGTGGTACGACGTTCTGAAGTACCATCCCGGAAGTCATAGTACGCTGCTATTCACGCGAGAAACAGAGCGTATACCGGCGCGTTATATGCTGCATTGGTTTCTGCTGAGGCGACCTGGTCAGCATCGCGCAGTTCCAGAATTCCGATCCACTTTGCAGGTCGGGGCTGCGTCTCGACGGTGGAGAGAGGCCACTATTGCCGCCGCTGAGACGGCCGCCGACATCTCAGTTCTGCTGAAAACAAATCTGCCGCCGGACGGTACGGCTGACCCAATCACAGCGCTGTCATCGGTCGAATTTCAGAAACGCATGATGACTGCTGCACCGATGGGCTGGGACGCTGGTCAGATGAAGGCCGAACATCCCAACGCGACTTATGAAAGTTTCAATAAGGCTCTCATCAACGAGCAGGCGCGTCCCAAATCCATGCCTTACAATAAAGCGGCCTGTGATAGTAGTTCGTACAACTACAGTTCTGGTCGCCTTGACCACGGCACGTATTACGGCGCGCTTGATGTAGAGCGCGAGGACGGGAATGACCTAGTTCTAGACCCAATGTTCGCAGTGTGGTGGCAGGAGGCAGCCCTAGCATTCGGCTGGGACGCGGACCCTGACAATCCGCCAGATCACCAATGGGACTGGCCAAAGCATCCAATCGCGGATGTGGAGTCGGAGGCCAATGCAATCAACACGAGCTTGAGAAACGGCAGTAAGTCTTTGAGTCGAGTATACTCGGAGCAAGGCATTGATTTCGAGGAAGAGATAATCCAGATGTCGAAGGATTATGGCATCTCGGTTGATCTAATGCGGCGGCGGTTACTCGAATGCCTCTTGCCCACATCTATGCGGCAAATGCCAAGCAGCGACACGTGAAAATAAGATGCCACTAATGTCAATTAGCATGAATTGCGATTGAGGCAGGATATGCAATGGCTATAAGTCGCGCCATGAGTGATGCAATGCACAATCAGGAAATCATGGCTGAAGTCGCCGACGCGGAATGCGTAACGCTTACTGCGGATGTTGAACTAGCCGCCGCCGCTGCCGACACAAAGGGGCCGCGTGCCTTTACTATAATGGCATACACCGGCGGCAAGATCGAGGTCAATGGATTCGATCTGCCAGTCGTGGTGGACCTGAAGGGGCTTACGAGTGCGAAATCCGTAGTTGCAAACTTGTTCCATGAAAAAAACAAGATCGTGGGACACGTCACCGAGAAGCAGAACGACGGCAGAACTCTGCGGCTCAACGGTCTGATCTCAGGCGCTGGCGACGCGACGGCAGAGCTTATTGCTTCGCACGATAACGGATTCCCGTGGCAGGCGAGCATCGAGGCGAATAATCTCAAGATTGTGCGCATACCACCGGGCAAGTCGGTGGAGGTGAATGGCCAGGTCTTTGATGGGCCGGTCTTAGTTGCACGCAAAGCACGCTTGCGAGGCGTGGCTTTTGTTCCTCAAGGCGCAGACGAAAACACGTCCGTCAAAATAGCCGCCGGAGCGAAATCTTCCGGTAATGTTCAACAGAAAGGTGATAACATGACCTTCGACCAATGGATCGAATCACTCGGACTTGAGGCGGCGGAACTCAGCGATAAGCAAAGGAACTTGCTGAGAGCGAAGTTCGATGCGGAAATCGAAGCCGGAGCAAAGCCGAACGCCGAGCCTTCTGAAGACGGCCTACATGAGTTCGACCTTGATGAAATCAAGGCGGCGGCGGCGCAATATATGGCCGATCTTGAGGCTGTATTCGCGAAGCACGAAGACTCGGTCGGCGACCGCCGGAAGTTTGCAGAGATCAAGGCGTCGGCGATCAAAAAGTCGCGCGAGCTCAAGGCGCAGGCTATCAATGAGCGCTGGCCATCTGCTCGACTCGAAGTCGAAGCCGTCAAGGCGCTCAGTGCCTCCGAGCTAGAGCTTGTGCGAGCGGAGCGACCGGTTGGCCCGATGATCAGAGCAAGTACGCGAGACATGAGCGGCAAGGTGATCGAGGCGGCGTTGTGCCAAAGCCTCTCGCTGCCTGGGCACGAGAGGGAGTACGATGATCAAACGCTGCAAGCAGCGCATACTGCATTTCGCGGTAGGCTTGGTTTGCAACAGTTATTGATTCTCGCCGCTGCCGCCAATGGCTACGAAACGCAACCTGGTGAGCGGGTCAACAGCAGTAACATTAGAGCAGTGCTAAAGCACGCGCTCACCATCGAGGCCGCAGGGCCGTCGTCGCTGTCGTTGCCAGGTATCCTGTCGAATGTCGCGAATAAGGAACTGCTGGCGGGCTACCAAGAAGAAGACCAGGTGTGGCGAGAGATCGCTACGATCAAATCGGTCAGCGATTTTAAGGCCGTGACTTCGTATCGCCTGCTCGACAATTTTGAGTACGAAGAGGTTGGCCAGAACGGCCAGATCAAGCACGGCACGCTAGGTGAGGAATCATACACTCGCCAGGCACGCACCTACGCGAAGATGTTCTCGTTGAGCCGAACGGACATCATCAATGATGACCTCGGCGCGTTCGACGATCTGCGTACTCGACTCGGTCGCGGTGCGTCGCAAAAGTTCAACCGTATCTTCTGGTCAACGTTCGTGAACAACGGGTCGTTCTTCACGGCTGAACGCACAAACTACATCTCCGGAGCTAACACCACGCTGCTGACCGATGGTGTCGGTCTGGGGCTCGCAGTGCGGCAGATGCGTAAGATGACCAGCCCGTCAGCAGATGGCCAGAAGCGCATTGGTGCAGGTGTTACGCCTAAGCTGCTGCTTGTTCCGCCGGAACTAGAGGCAGCGGCGGAGATGCTGTATAAGGCCACGAACCTTGCGTCGGTAAAGGCGTCAGATGCCAACATCTACGCGAACAAATACCGCCCGGTAGTTGCGTGGCAGCTTAGCGATCCAGACTATACCGGCTCGTCTAGCACGGCCTGGTATCTTCTGAGCGATGTGATCCGCCCGATGGTTGTGAGCTTCTTGAATGGAGTGCAGGCGCCAACCGTTGAATCCGCGGACGCTGATTTCGATACGCTCGGAGTTCTTTTCCGCGGCTATCACGACTTTGGTTGCGATCTCGCAGAATACCTCTGCGGAGTCAAGAGCAAGGGCGCGGCCTAATTAGTAAAACATAACACGAGGGGTTTATTATGCCACAAGCAACTTTTCGTCATGGCTCACCGCTGTTCGTGGACTATACGCCGTCCGGTTCCAGCGTCTCATCTGGAGATGTGGTGGTCGTCGGAGACAGCGCCTTTATCGCGCACGCGGACATTCCGGATGGCAGGAAGGGCGCATTGGCTGCAAGCGGTGGAGTGTACCGCGTTGTCGCAGGCGGCGCTATCACGCAGGGGAAAAAGGCGTTCTGGAACAGTTCCACCAATAAGGTTGTCGCTGATTCAGAAGGGAATACGCCGATCGGGTTTGTTGCCCCCGGCAATTCTGCTGCCGTCGATGGCGACGAGATCGAGGTTGTCCATCTGCCATGACTTCCGTGATAGACGCGCAGCTATCCGCTGCGTTGAATACAATTCGTAAGATGAAAGGCCACCAAGTCGTATACTATCCTGGCGACACGCTCAACGACCCAATCACGATTTATGATGCGGTTGTCGGGTCGTTGAGGACCTTTCATCGAGACCAGCAAGTTGTCGAGGCGCGCGATTTTCTGATCAGGACGGCGGCTCTTGTGGACAGGGACGGCAACCAGGTCGTTCCTGTCGCTGGTCACAGAATTCACGAAGAGCAGGACGGGTTGCTTCACATATATGAGGTAGCGGCGGAAGAGGGGCAGCCGTTTTGGAGTTGGTCTGATCCATTGCGCACCACGCGCAGGATTCACACCATTTTCATCAAGAGCGAAAGGGTGTGAGAGTGTCAGGGGAAGCGGCTGACATTGATAACCTATGCGATGCGATAGCAGAACAGTTGAATGCCCAGACGTGGGGGCTAGACTTCACCGCAGTCGTGGATGACACCCCGTATTACACCACAGAGGAACTGGAGGATTTGCGCGTCACAATACTGCCGTTCGGGTTGGCGTGGGACGCCTATACTCGCACGGCGGATAAACTAATCCACACGGTCGAGATTAGCTTCCAGAAGAAGGGACCACCGCCGCCACCACCGCCAGG